AACCGATAGATATGAAACAGCTTTATTGATATCATCGCGGAATCTTAAAACGCAGTATTCAGCGTCATACATTTCCTGCCATGTTTTGTCAAGTGTCTGATTATCGTCTATATTGACCACTAGCACATTACTACCTCCCTGTCCTCCTCCGCCTGATCCGGCGAATTCAAGCCATTCTTCATCTTCTGCGTTATAAAAGAAAACTTTGCCCGTGTCCATCTCGATGAACGACCAGCCGTTGCCGACCGATACGCCCGTGGGTTTTGTATCGGTTGATAACCCCACAAGTTCAGCTGATGCCGTATTCTGTGGTGTAAGGTTGGTGTTGAGTAGTGCGCCTGTCTGAACCATACTAATCATTTTTATGCCTCCTCAATTTTTCCCCATCCCTGTGGATAGGCACTTGGTGCAAATACATTGTTATCTATCTTTGAGCGATAAACATCGCCGTTTTCCGTACAGCAATCGCCGACCATATACGGAGAGGTCGATAGTGCAATAAACGGGAGTGCTTTACTTGGGTCAGTTGACCATTTAAACCCCCATAATGAGGGGAGTTCTTCGGGGTCGTTGGTGTAGATGCTTGAGTCGTATTTCTGCAAGAGCCTTACAACTCTGCCAGCCGGGGAGAGGCATGTAAAACCGATGTCTCGCTCCAGCATGTTCTTTTTCTTGACCGCCTCGGCGAAATCGGGGATGTACTCCTCTTTGTCATAGAGTTCCGTCCCCGTCATCATGTCGGCGGTGCTTTGGAGGTTGGCTGCCATCGTAAGACCGAGACCCTCAAAAGTCTCAAGGACAAACTCTTTGTTAGTCAACATCGTTCACCCCGTTTCTAATCGCCTCTGCGATCTCGTCCCACACATCCCTTTCGGGTTCGGGTTCGGGCGGAGGCGGTGGCATAGTCCCCGGAGACATATCAATCACTTTCCCCGCACGATAGTGAAATGTTACAAACGGGAATGTATCGGGAATCTCAATATCATCGGGGATGATGACCCATCCATCGGGGACGGGGATGTTGCCGTTTATGACTTGATTGTTATGACCGCCGTTTTCTCCTGCCTGTATCTCGATAATTCTCATTTACTCCACCCCCATTGCAAGGTAATAATAGGTCGTGCTGGAAGTGTTTAACAGGTCGGCAGCATCACTTGTAGAACTTGCATAAAACCACTTTATAGTGTTTCCGTTAAGGATGAACCCTCGAGAACCGATGTTTGTGAACGGGTATACCCACACAAGTCCGTTCGTACCTGTATTGTTATCCGAGGCGGATATAGTAGGGTCAAACAACCGTTGCGAAGTGCCACTTGAATAATATTTGATTGATGATGCTGTATGTCTTTTAATAAAAAGAAACCGAGGTTTAAACGAAAATGTAAGGCTTGGTGCGGAGGCTATATTCTTTATGTATACATTATTGCCGGATTGACTCGATAAACTTGATATTATCCCCGTCCCTACATAAGAACCTGTTTCAACATAAACCGATTTGGAGATGTCCCCAAAACCGCTTATAAATGTCGCTATTGCATCAAGAGCATCTGCGGGGAGTTCGACATCGCTTACCCCTGTCGCTGATTCAATAGCACTTGCCACCGCATCGGGCAGGAAAGTTGCCTTGTTTAGCGGAGTGCCAACCTGTGTCGGATCGTCCGCTCTTGTGAAATCATAGGTGTCGGTTTCGCCTGTTACTGGAGTCAAAACCCACCTGTTTGGATGATTGGATATTCTATCTTGCATTTAAGCCTCCCCCTCGCCGGAGTAGATTTCGCCGGAGTAGTTGACCGCAAGGGCTGAACGAATCATGCCCTCTTTCGTTGCGACCAGCAGAGCCACCGCCGTATCGACATCAATCAGTAGTTTCTCAATGTCGTTTGCGTTTTCCCAATTTATCATGTTCATCGAATCGGGAATCCATGCATTTGACGAATCGGGTATTGCAGCCTGTATAAGTTTGAGGTTGCTGATGTATCTTGCCATCTGTGTGGCTGATGGGATGTCTGTGTCCGCCCAATCAGTTTTAACTGTTAATGAGTAATCCGCCGGATCATAAGGGACAGCAAACACATCGTCCCAAGCAACACCCATATCTACAGCATATTGCCGTATATCGGTGTCGGCTTGGACAAGTTCATCCGCCACATAGTCCACAGCGGTCTCGACCCTGTTAAGGTCGGTGTAGTTGTACATCCCTTTGAGAGCCGTCAGAAACTCCGCCATTTCTTCGGGTGTCATGTTTACACCCTTTAAACAGAGTGACATCGCGCGGTCAACATCCGCCTGTGTTCGGTCGGTGATTAAAGTATCTATAACGCTCATTCAATCACCTCGAATAAAAAATCAGACAACAACCCGAACCGCCGTTGCCTCCGTATTTGCCAGCCGTGGGGTCTTTCTTTATAAAGACCCGTTCATAATCGTACCCCCAAGCGGGGTCGAATCCGTTCTGTAGGGCAATGATGTTATACAACTGTTGTGGTATCGGTTGAGACGGGAAAAAGTCTCTTGCGGTGTGCCATTCAACTATCGCCTCGCCACCGCCGTCACCGCCGTTTCCGCCCCATCCTGTGTTCGGTCTGCCGTCTGCACCGACCACACCATTTCTTTGACCTTTAAGCCCGTCCTGTCCATTCAACGCATAAATCTTATTGGTGAGCAAGTCGGCATAACCTGTCGGCATCCTCACACCGCTTGCAGAGGTAAAGGTCGTGCTAAAGGTGCAAGTCGTGGGCTGCCCCGCTGTGCCGGGAGAACCTTTATTGGTCTTTGCCTCCCATTCTTTATAGGGATTGTAAGACCAATCTCCGCCCTTTCCGCCTTGTCCACCAGCACCGATGATAACTGTAAATTGCTGACCATCGTTTATGGTAACAGGAGTCGAGTATACTTTACCGCCAAGACCGCCCTTACCACCGACACCAGCATCCTTGCCGTTTGTGAAATAGTACAGGGTCGCACCGTCACCGCCCTGTCCGCCGTCACCGCCACCAATAAGTACAAGGGTAATTTCGGTAACGCCGGAGGGCATCGTATAAGTGCCACTCTCATTGATGACAATGACATCGGTGTAGAGTTGTCCGCCGTTCGCCTGTAGACAAGTAAGGGCGAGATTCGTCATTACGCCGTTGTTCAAAGTCAAATGCTGTTCCTGTATTCTCGCACTCACATTGACTTCGGGGAGAACTTCAACCGATACCATATCGCCGACTTCCCTCGACATATCGCCTCTGACAGCGAGGTCGAGGACATCGCCACCGTATTGCTGGAGAATCATCTGTGCTGCGGAGATAGCATCAAGTTGTGTCGTGATGAACGGGTTCTTGATATTGACCGTTTTATCGGAAACTTCCGCCGTGCCGGGGATGTTGTAGAGCGTTCCGCCCAAATCAAAGGACAGGAACGAAATGTCGGTGTTCGCTTTGGACGATGCTATGTTGTTCTGCATCCTCATGGTCACATAATCCTGTGAGGAGTTGTCCAAAGCCTTGATATGCAGATAGCCCGTTTCGGGATCGCTCACCGCATAAGTTGAGGAGGCTTGACAGACGAACCTTAACAAGTCACCGCACGAAATATCCACTATATCGTTAGGATCGCAGACAAGGGAAGTCGAACCTAAAGCCCCGTCTATCGTGTAGTGACCGCTGAAAGTAGTTCCTAACTGGTTTACAAGTTCCGTTATCCAACCAGTTAAAGTCGTGGGCTGTGTTCCGATGAGTTCAAACTTGCGTTCGACCAGCAGACCGATAATGTCTATTAAATCCCACTGGATAGTCATGCCGTCATTATTCAACTGCCAGCCTAGGTTCTGCTGATAGTAGATTCCCACGGGTATGAACTCATAAGAATCGCCAATCTGAACCCCAAAGTAAAGAGGCACGGGCTGTCGAGCGGTGACGGATTGAAATACGCCCTGTTTGTTCGCCGGGTCGAACCGCTTTGATGTATTATCTATCGACAGCGAGGCAGACGAATAAGGCATAGTCAGATTCGAGAAATCCGACTTGCGGATGACATTCATGTCGAATATCGTTTCCCCGCCCCAAACTTCCACGAATCCGGCGAGGAACTCAACGAACCTGTATCTCCTTGAGGGGAGCGACCATTTATCAACTACCAGTTCAAGGTCTGTCGGTTGTATGACCGTGAACCCTTCAAACAGGAAAAATGAGCCTGTCGGCTCTTGGGTATCGGAATAAAGCAGTGTTCCGTTGGAGTAGATGTTGAGGGTCAACTGGGTCGGATAGCCGTCCACCGCAAGCCCGGTTGCACAAACCGTAATAACTTGTAAGGTATCGACACCCGAAATCGTTTCGACAAGGGTCGTGCCATTCAAGCAATCAGAGTCGGAAAGGGTATCACCAATGACCCCTTGCTCACCCGTGCGAGTCGAGGGCGTGTCCGGCATGATGGATTGAGAACCATCCAAAAGCCATCTGTTAAATTCAAGGGTCGCATATATGCCCCCGGAATAACCCGAATCCCTGTCACTCAACTGCGTGGGGAATGAGTATGCTGATTCATAATCTCCCGTGACAGCGGTGACAGAGAGGTCGGGATCGCTTAAATCAATGACCGCTTTCGGAACAATCTTTCGGGTCGGGGCGTTGATTGCATCCTTATAGTTCTGTGTTGTTGTCAGCAATGGTTTCAACCCCCTCTAACTCAAAGGATATCCCATGCCAGTAACCTTTCGCATCTTCGCCGAAACCTTTTGAAAACGCAAAAGTGGGCGAGGGGAATTTCACGCATCTGAATAGCCCCGAACCCGATGACCCATCGGGGAGGAGAAAGCCCACTTGAATCTCATTTCCGGCTCTTAAATCCGTAAGGCATTTGTTGAGGAGGAACGGGGTGAAATAATCATAGGAATACGATATCTTGTAAACTTGCCCTCGCTGTTCAAAGACGAGGTTACCTCCAGCCATCCTCAACATCTGCCCCAAGTCCTCAACCCATACTTGGTATTTATCTGCGGAGGTTTCCGGGTATGTAGTTCCGTTTATAACTAACTGTACCATGTTGACCTCCTTTAGAAATCGTTAACTATGATCGGGTTCTGCTGCTGGATGAGGCGGAAGTCCGCAAGAGTCGCACGATAGAACTCTCTGCCGTTTACATTAAACTGCACATTAAGATCGCCGTTGCCTCCGCCCATCATTGAGCCGATTGCGTTAACAGAATCCGACATTGCTGACCGCATACCATTGAGTGCCCTTATGCCCATCAACGATTCTCGCACCGCTATATTGGCTGTTGAATCGGGGAGAAGGGAGGCCATCGAGTTGTTTATATCTCTCGATACAGCGCTAAACTCATCATCCCATCCTTCGCCGACACCAGCGGCCATGTTTGCGCCTATTCCGGCAAACACCGTGGACGGGCTGTTAATACCCAGGAATCCCTTGACCTTATCCAACACATTATTAAACCATTCTTTGATTTTTCGCCATGCCCAATCGAAAGAGTTTGAAATGCCCTCAACAATGCCCTCTACAACATTGCGGCCAATATCGAGCAAACTTGACCAAGTGTCTTTTATGCCGTCTATCAAAGTCTGTATAATATCGAGCGCAGCATCCCAAATTTTTCCAAGATTTGACAGTAGGCCAGTGGCTAATTTTACAATTATTTCCAGCGCAGCGGTAAGCAATTTCGGGGCGTTTTCGACAATCGCAGAAACCAGGCGGCTTACTATAAACGGGGCTTTTTCAATCAAAATAGGCAAGGCAGAAATCAGCCCGTCTGCAAGAGCCATAGTTATTGCGATAGCAGAATCTACCAGTAAATCCACATTGGAAATCAGCGAATCTACAATGGTCATTACGGCATCGACCGCAACTGGAACGAGTTCGGGCAAAGCCGTGGTCAACTGGGTTGCCAATTCGGTCAGTATCGTAAGAGCCGCCGTGATCAGTGAACCCAGGGTGTCGGGTGACATTAAATAAGTGGTCAGCTCCGTGATGATTTGTGTCGCAATAGGAACGAGTATCGGGAGCGATTGCACTATGCCGTCAATTATGGCCTGAATCAGCGAAATTCCAGCCGGAAGAAGCTGGGGTAATACCGATTGGATGCCGCTTAAAAGGGCAGATATAACGGTCGGTAAGGCTGCCGTCAGATTCTCTAGCACCGGGGTAACATTTTCAAACACCGACAGCCCGGCATTAATTAAGTTCTGCGCCAGCTGGCCGATGTCTGCCTCGCTGTTGCCCAGCCCGGCGATCAGTGAATCTTTCGCCGCTGTAAACAGCCCGATTGCGCCTGAAACGGTCTGCGTTGCTTCTCTAGCGAAGTTTCCGGCATACTGCTCCGTATTTTCAAAGAAATACTGCATTGCAACTTCCGCTTTTTCGGCGTTGCTCATTTCTTTGAATAACTTATCGAAGCCCTTTTCGGCTGCGTAAGATTCAAGCGCAGTGTTGTTCATCGCTACACCAAGGTTATCCATCATGGTGTAGTTGCCTTTTGCCGCACCCGTTATGGCATTAAGGGCATCCTCTGTGTTGATACCCATAACGGAAGCCATATCCGCAGCCCTCTGCATTGCCGCAGTGGTGAGTTCAAGAGATCTCTCCTGTTCTACACCAGTGCCCTGAAACAGCGCACCTATCTTGTTTGCGGTAGCGAGATATTCACTGGAGGATACGCCAAGATTACGGTAAGCTTCGTCACTGTTTTTAACGATCGCATCTGCGTAATCGCCAAAAACAGATTCAGCACCGCCAAGATTCTGCTCTAACTCTCCAAAGGATGATATGACATCTTTCGCAAGAGCCACGGCAGCTGTTCCGGCCGCCGCCGCCATTGCGCCAAGCGCCGCCGCTACTTTGCCAAGCGAAACAGTGTGTCTCTCTTCGGCTTCCGCCGCATCATCATTGGCCTGTTCGCTTTCTTCAAGCGCTTGGTTGTTTTCGTCTATCTGCCGTTGTGCATTGGTAAGAGCCGCCTCGGTCTCGTTGACGGCCTGTTGCCATTTCATCGTCCTGGTGTCGGCCTCGCCGTATTTGTCAGCGCACTCTTTAAGCGCTTTCTGCTGCATCTCCAGTTTGTCTTTCAGAGAAGACACAGAACGGTCAAGCACATCGTTTTGTTTCGTCAAAGCCTCTTCGGATTTTGCGTTAGCTCCAAACTCGGCCGTAACGATCTTCATCTCCGAATCCAGTACCTTCAGAGATTGGTTTATATTGTTTAGGGAATCACGAAATTCTTTTTCCCCGTCTATGCCTATGCGAGGCCCTATATCAACAGCCATTTATCCACATCCTAACTGTTGCATCTGCTCAAACAGCGAACCTTTTAAGCGTTTTCGTTCTTTGGCTCCATGCGCTATCTGATAACAGGCTATTTGATCCATAACCTCCCCGATCGGGAGGTATCTGACTTCGTTTCGTGTTAGTCCAGCTAAATTGCCCATGAAATAAAGCCAAGCCGGGGTTGCTACTCCGGCTTGGCTGTTGCGTTTTTTTCAACAACCTCCACAGTGCGTTCAGTTCCGCTGTTGATGGCGGAAAAGACGGCCGTTATTGATTCGGGGTCGGTCATGTCAAGCACTTCACCGGGTTCAAAGTCAAGCGATGCCGGGCAATCGATCTTTGCGAGTTCGCAATATTTGATGCCGTGCTCAATAAGAATCTTCAGCATCTTATTAATGGCTTTGAACGGGTTGGAAGATGACATTGCCTCCCTCATTTTATCAAGGCTGCCGAATTCATCAGCCAGTTCATCGCTGGCCGAATTAGAAAAGCACATCGGGTATTTTGTGCCTACAAGTTCTATATAAGAAATCCTCATGACTTGCCCCTCCCGTTAGCTCGTCAAGTGGTGGCTGCGCCAGCGCCAAGTATGGAAGTGATAAACGCCTCCGCCGCCGCCTGGGTGGTGAACACTCTCGTCTGATACCACGGGGTCGAGCCATCGCCCATTTTGCCGACAACAGTGCCCTCAATTTCCGGGGTCTGCCACTCAATGGTTTCGCCCATCGTCTGTGCATCGATGCTGGGCATACCAAAGGTAACATTCGCAAAAATCACAACTTCGTGGTTTCCACGGTCATCATTGACCTGATTCCACTTAATAAATGCCACACCCACAGGCTGGCTCTGCTCATCGCCGGAGAAGTCAAAGCCCGTGCCAGTGTATGTCGTGCCGTCCACAGTTACGGAGGATGTTTTCTTCGTAAGCCCGTAAAGGTCTACTGCCGCATCCTGGGTAAGTCTGTCAAGGGTCAGTGTCAGAGTACCGCCACTGCCGGACGAGGAATCGTTTTCTGCGACTGCATTATTGGCGTATAGGGGATTGTTGTCGGGGTCATTCTGCTCAAAAGATGCAGAAATTGCTTTGCCCATCTGCTGAACGCCGCCAGTGTAACCAGTGACTATGCCATCAGCTACAGTGGCTTTCGCATAATAGACACCATAAAGTCCAATTCCAGCCATTTAAATAGCCTCCTATTTCATGATTTGTTTAAGTTTCTTTTCCAGTGCTGCCTCGATCGCATTCTCGGCCGATTTTTTAACGCTGTTTACCGCTGGGCGGATAAACGGAACTTTGTTTTTGTTGGATCTCCCTCGCTCAAGCACCGCCGCCTTTATTGCGTTTGGTGTGCCTTTTGAATCGTATCCAGCCCACTCAATCTTCGTGTTTATGTATCCGTTATCATTCCGCATCGGGGCTAACGATATGCAATTCTGTAGATCGCCGCTATCTCTAGGTGTATTCGCCTTAACAGCCTCAAGCACCATGCCAGCGGCCTCATATATTGAGAATTTGCATATTCCTTCAGAACTTTTGCCAAGTTCAGCCAGCTGTTTTTTGTATTCATCAATGCCCTTGAAGTCAACTTTTGCCATGACTAGACCTCAAATATCCATTCATAATGAATAAACCCGGTATCATCTTCATAATCGATTGAAGATAAATACCAGGCAATCTGACCGTTGTTTAGTGCGTTTTCTATTGTGGTTTGAGGCGCACCGCTATCGTCCCGTGTGAAGTAATCTATAGTGCCCTGAATCGCTCTCTCTGCGTGTTTATCATCCGCATAAAGGTCATTTGAACTGTCTTCCGCCCACACCCCGTGGTCGGTCTTTTTTTCGTTTGCATTTGATGCCCACGCATGATGCGCAAAGGGTAGCCCCGTTGAGGCTAAAGCATCTTTAACCAGTTGTAGCAACGGTGTCACCCTCCTCGCAAGTCAGTTCTATCTTCAGGCTATCTACATATGTTCTTACAACACGATAAACTCTGTCATTCCACCTCAACAGCCTCTCTCCGTCATAATCGGCGTAAGCTGTCAGGGTGAATACAACACTCGGTTCAAGCCCTTGCTCTTTCGCACGGTAGAATTCATTCATACCCACAGAACGGACGGTGCAATAGACCATTCGCTCCGTGTAGGTAACAGGATCGAACACACCATGTGTTCCGGGCGTTTCCGCTAAAAGGTAAATAACATCAGCTCTTATCAAGTTGTGTCACCCCAGTTCGTGTAACCCGTTGCGGTCTGTAACTGCGCTTTCTGCTCATCGTAGGAACTTTTCAGCATCTGCGAATATCTGTAATCCGCATCACCGCTGACACCGAAATGCACCATGACATAAGTGATGATCGCTCTCTCACACAGCGCATCAAGCGTGGAGGGAAGGGTAACCCCGGCAATGCCTAGATCCAGCTTTGCAGCATCTATAAGGTCAGAGATGTCATTGTCATAAGCATTTGTGGATATCTTCATTGCAAGTTTAGTCTTGTCAATTAAACTAGTTATCGCCATCGTTCTTTCTCCTCACATATTCACGGTACAAATCGGGTGTAAACAAGTGTTCCGCCGGATAGTGGGTGTCGAGCCACATTTCAAAACCCAACACCGCAGCCCTGATGCAGAACCACCTGTCTTCGCCCCATAGAACTTTGCGGATGTTTGGAATAGGCGAGTAATCCACGCCAGCTCTGAACACATCGGTCTTTACCAGTGTCAACGCACCCGTCATTCCAACCTTATACAGACCGGGGTTGGTGAATTCTTGCAAACGCCCGTCAGCATCGGCCTGATCATACATCCATCCGTTACACCACCAACCCCCAGCTTTGCTCTGTGTCCAAAACACTTCGCTCACGATGTCCTTGTCAGCCTCTAGAAGCACTTTCAGTGTTTCCGGCGCAACGATAAGGTCTGTGTCTATCGACCACCAGTAATCGTAATTACCGTCAAGCGCAGCCTTTATAGTGGCGTTTCTCAACAGCGACATCTTGCTCAAGTTCGCATCTGTCCAAATATGGTCATTATGCGTTTTGATATAGACATCGCCTGTGTTGATGACTTCATAGCTCCCTTTGATACATGGAATAACTTCGGCGCAATCGTTGACCACATAATGGCGGTCAACGGTCACGCCGTCAGGAATCACCAATTTATCAAGAGCCTCCTGGAATTCATTGAAAATTCCCACGCCCTGTTTCAAAGGGGCTGTAATCAATACTCGTTTCATCTGATCTCTTTCCCAGCTTCAATAGAATCTTCGGGGTATATCGTGATGTGACCGATGTGACCAACTTTGACAGCTGGCTCGGCGTACACATGGTAACCAAGTTTCTTGGCTCGGTCACAGAACGCCACATCTTCCCCTAAACACACTGCCGGCGTAAACGCCGTCTGAAAACGGTCAAAGACATCTTTCAGGATCTTCACATCCATCAGACAAACCGCCATGCCACACGCTTCCACTTCAAAAGTGTTGCTGGGGTATTCATCGTAAACATACCGTTTGACTTCGGGGTAATATGACTTAAACAGACATGATAAATAGGGTTTCCTCCGTCCGTGGGCGATGCCCGTAACGAAGTTCATGCCGGAAAACTCAAGGTCTTCCAGTAGTTCATCCGTAAACACCATGTCTGAATCTAACCACAGCACCCGTGTGAATCCGTTCTGTATTGCGTATTTTGCAAGTTTATCTCTTGCTAAATACACAAGTGTTCCGGCTTCGATTCGCACCTCAAACGCAACGCCGTCTTTTTTCAGCTTGTCACTCAAACTGATAAGACACTTGACAAATTCGGTGTTCATGAAATCCATCGCTGGGATTGCAATCAGAAGTTTCATTTTTTCGTTTCTTTCTTTACAACCTTTTCGGCAGCACCGACCGATATGAGAAAATCGGCTTCTTCCGGGGATACCTCAACAGTATCCCCGGCTTTGTGCCACACTTTAATTCTCTGCAACAGTTTGACTTTCATTACGCACTCTTCGCAATGTTGCAGAATCTGCCGGAAGCGGTGACCGCATGAGCAGCATACTGACGGCCTACTATCTTTACAAGGTCGGCCTCGGCTTCGCTGATGTCATCATACTTGATAACAACGCCGTCACCTTCGGGATAGTTGACCTGTGCGCCGGACAGATCGCCAACGATGCAATAAACGGCATTAGAGGCGGCTGCGCTGTAAGCCGGAAGGCTGTTGTTGAAGACAACGGGCAGACCCATGAACGGATCAACAGCGAAGCTTGCTCCAGCATAAGCAGCCTGGAAAGAAGCATAGGTCAGCTTGTTCATGATGATAACAGGATTCCTTGCCTCATCAGACAGATTGCTGAACGCCTGGGCGATAAGGGTAACGCTCGGATTGGCAGTGATCTTGGCAGCCGCCGGGGCGGTGCTGGTGGCGGAAGTGTCAAGGCTCTTGATGTCGGTGACAACAAGGTCGGCCAGTTTCTTGACGATCTGATAGGTCAGTTCATCATAGATATAACGGAGGAAAGTTTCTCCGCCCATGGCAATTGCCTCATCGGACACATGGATCCATTTCTTTATGTTTTTCGGAATCATGGTCACAATACCAAGTTCAATGTCTTCCTCGGTGACGGCAGTAGTGCCCTCGGTATGCTCATAAGCACCATCAGCGGATTTCTCAAAAGCAACCTTCAGATTGCCACGGATGTAAGTCCTACGGCAACGGGAAAGCAGTTCCTCATTCTCCCACGCAGTGCGGATGATACCGTCAACAATAGCCGGGACAGGAACAGTGCCGGAAACATTCTCGGTGAGAAGCGCACGGCACTCACGGTCATCGCCAGTTTTGATATACTCGGCAAAAGCATCAATATACTCTCTGCTCTCACGAACTTCAGCGTTAGTCATCATTTTTCTCTCCTCTACAACTTCTTTGATAGTTTCACCTTCGCCAGCGGCAACAGCCTTGCGAAGTTCATTTTTCTGCGCCTCGACAGCCTTTCTGCGTTCAACCTCTTCGTTGATAGCTCTGACTTCGGTTTCAAGCGCATCAAGGTCAGCACCCTCGGCCTCAAGCTCCTCACGGATCTCGGCCTTGCGTGCTTCCATCTGCTCAATGGTCATTTCTGTAATTTCCATTTCGTACCTCACATATCCAGTAGTATCGATATTTTCTTCTTCTTGTCTTCGATTGCTTTCATTTCGGCTTTTACACTCTCCAGTGATGTCCGTGCGCCCTCCAGCGCATCGTCCATGCCTCTAGCGGAAATCGAAGTCTGCTGATAGGCCGGGAATGTGACCGCCGACACTTCAAATACCTTGCCGATGTTGGCGATTCTCCGTGTCGGGTGTTCGCTTTCGGGGTCTATCCATGTATCTTTATCAACGGTAAACATGAAGGACATTCCGGTAATGTCTCCACGCTCGACCGCTGAATAAAGGCTTCTCGCCTCGGCATTGTTCTCCGTATCAAGGTCAACACGGATGGTCATGCCGTCATCGTCCACGCTCATCTGCATGGTTGAATTAGCGTTGTTGTTTCTGCTTCTCGCCAGGGGAATCATATCGGTGTTGTGGTTTATAAGAAATCGCACATCCTTCAGGTCGGTGTTGTCAAGCGCACCACGCTGAATGACTTCCGTGTACCATCCAAGATTCGTTTCCGCTTCATAAACTATCGGCTTTCCGGCAAGGAAGTGACCATGCTCTTCGTTGCTGTCGGCCTTGACATCAAATTCAAACGCTCTAATTTCCTTCATTGGTTTCATCTCCTACATTGTAGTATTCGCCACGGATCGGAAGCTGATTGCCAATTTCATCAGGCAGTGGCGGAAGATTCCATATTTCCCTTATTTCGTTTCGTGTCATAAGCCCACGGTCAGCCATCTGCGCCGACACCGCAAGTTTATCTGTATTACTCATGTACTGAATGCGATTGCTTGTTGCCATGACAAATGAACCTTGCGCCTGTTCTCTGAATGTAAACAACATTTTCGTCATGACTTCGGAAAATTGAACGGCAAACGGCTCCACAGCACCCTCATAAAAAGCAGCCCATGAATCACCGTATGCCTTATTGGTTATTATTTCTTCGTTCACACCGTAATATTCATAAACGCTGGCTTTGATAGCGTTCATCTGATCCGCATCAATAACAAAAGGCTTCGATTCTATTTGCTTGATATTGGTGTAGGTATTGGGGAATAATAGAAGACCGCCATTCTTGGCATCTCGGCTGAAATTCTCTTCCGTGAACCTCTTCGCCTCACGCGCAATGTCAGATGCCTTGGCGAAGTTGGAAAGTTGTGCAAGAAAGCGGAAGCTGGCTGCGTTCTTTACGCCCTCTTCGATGCCCTCATTCTGAAGGTGTATCAAATCCATTGTTGGGAGTAGGGCGTGATTGGTTTCTCCAAACAAATCATCTCTATACTGGAACTTGGTCAACACACCGCAGTTTTCCAGTTCTATTGCAGCCTTTTCGCCCCAGTTGAATTCATAACGCAAATAAGGCTTTCCGCCATACTGAACCAACTCACACCTTGTGGGAAGTGGAGCATAAACGCCTGACGGTTCTCCGTATTCGTCAAACACCGGGGTGATAAATGCCGTGTTGTGTACATCCAATATCGTGGAAAGTCTGTAAAGGAACTGTGACCATGTCTGTATCTGATTTGGCGCACGGCGCAATTTAGTTTGTAGTGCTGGCTTGGCTGCGCCCTGAATCGTGATATCGAGTTTTGATATATGCGTTGCTCTAGCGTTTATTGCAGCCCTTACCAGTTCACTCTCATAAACATCTCCGCCCCATTTAGTAAAATGCGGAGTTATACTCAACATTTTATATGCGCCTTCGTAATCGCCTTTAGGTTTTGGCCTGTTGCCAAAGAGATTCTCAAAAAGCCCCATTCTCACACCTCATTTTTAAGTTGCTCACTTATCTCCGCATAGAATTGCTGGCGCACGGTGAAAGCATCGAGCAGAGCAGCTGTTCCGTCTATGTGAAGATATGGATTTAATTTGACCAGCCGTCCACGCCCACGCTCATTAGACATCTTAATTGCGGAGTTAAGCAGATGCACTTTCAAAAGATCGTTGTTGCCGATATGAATATTCCCGTCTTCAAGAAGCCCTTGTACTTCCTGAATGACGGGAAATAGGTTTTCGCCCTGGTAGACATCATGACAATGGAATCCATATGCCGTCATATCCTGAATCAGATACTGCGCCGAATATCGGTCATAACCAACTTTCAACGGGAAAACCTGATAAATCTCAACTAGATCTACAAACCACTGATAACAATCGTGATAATCGACATAGTTGTCACCGCTTGGCTGTAGAAGTCCTCGCTGGATATATGAGTTGTAGGGAAGACCGTCTCGCTGTGATGCCTCATCGATTCGTTCCGCTGGTAAGAAAAACTTGGCGAAAACATACAATTCGCCGTTTTTCTCTATAACACAAGTACACGCCGTTAAGTCTCTTGTCTGCGAAAGGTCTATTCCGCCCACGGCATAACTGTTTCGGAAGTCTTCAATGTTTAACTCTTCGCCGGATGCATCCTCAACGATCTTCGCCGGAAGCCAAGCTAATGACGAATTCTGTTTAAGACAGCAATATTTAGTCATGAATTCAGCTTTCTTTGATAGGCTTCCTTCCGCTACCGCTATCTCTTCAAGCATGAAATCAACAGGAATAGAAACACCCAAATTCGGGTTGCTTTTTCTTAATTCGTTGATATCATTCCATTTTTCAGAATCGTCAATCATATAAAGAACGGGCAACAACTTTCTCTCTTTGGAATCACCAAGCAGAAAGCGTGTTGACCGTTTGATTAACTCGTCATATATCGAATCGTTTATATAACCCGAAGTGGTACAAGATAAAAGTAGACCTTCAGGCCGTGCGCCCATTCCGCTTTTCATGACTTCGTACTGGCGCAGACCCTTATCACCCTCCCAGGCTGCGATCTCATCGCACACGCAAAGGGAAGGGTTAAAGCCGTCTGACTTTTTTGCGGAAAACGCAATCTTTTTAACTGTCGAGTTCGTCCCCGGAATGGCAAGGTCGGATTGACGATGCCTCGCTATCATGGAATCGTCATGCAGTTTCTTGTTGTGGTAGTCCGTTTCCGAAGCTATCTCTTTATCTCTCTGCCATTCGGGGTCAAGGGTTATCATCTGCCATATGTCATTGTAGATTATGTCAGCCTGTTCAAGTTTCGGCGCTATGCAGTAGACCTTCGCACCGTAACCCCCGTCTACTCTGAACATATAGTTCGCAATGGCAGCTGCAACCAAAGATTTACCGTTTTTTCTCGCAACCACTAGTAGTATCTCACGAAACTGCCTATTTCCGTTTTTATCAACGATTCCGAAGATTGCAGAGATGAATGCTTTCTGCCACAGTTCCAGCTTTAAGTTCCCCGGCGCAAGAATGCCCTCAACATGGAAACAGTGGTTCTCAATCCATTCGATCGCTGCGTTTGCTTTCTTTTGGTCGAAGAAAAACTCTTTTCGCTCAAGTCCGGCAATCAAATACTCATAGATCAGACGAACCCACCGACCAACTGTGACCGAATTCTGTTTTATTTGCTGATAATAGGCGTAAATGTGGTTAACTTCGTTCATGTCGGTTTAAAACTCTCTCGCAATGCGTATTTCGTGAGGGCACGGCTGGGTATTTTAGCCATCGCCTTTTTCGTCACGAAAGGGGGGCTATCCTTCCATCTTCCAGCACTTTATATCTTCTTTTCTTGCGTTGATGTTCTTCAGCGTGACAGTTTCTGCACAACAGCTCAAGATTATCTTCGTTCAAAGAGATGTTATAATCGTTTATGTTATCGGGTGTAAGGTGTACCCTGTGGTGAACGATCGCACCGGGAACATACATTCCCTTCGCTAGACATCTTTCGCATAGTCCTTGCGCTTTCTTGTAGTAAGAGTTGCGACACTTGATCCACGCTTGTGATAGATAGAAGTCTTTAGCGTAGTCCTTCACCAAACCACCCGTATATCTCTTTCACGGTATGTATTGTCACCAAGTATTATCTTTTGAGGATTGCAACTGGTCTGCGGTGGCAGCATCTTTCTCATTGCATACCCTCCGTAATCCATCCACGCAACCGAAGACACCACAAGAATATCTCTCTGCGTTACTTGCGCCGCATTTGAGTTAACGACAAGCTTACTCGGCCTCGATACCATACCTCTGTGCGAATGAGACACTATAGCTATATCCACGCCGTCAATATACTGTGTTGCGAATCGCTCGTTTCTATTGATAGTTGCTCCGGGCAGATAGCCGCCCCCGGTTCCGTGAACCATCACGATGCTATAAGAGATGTTCGGTTGATGGTTATTGCCCTGGCCTCTATCGCCGATTCTGCATACTAGGAATCCAACATCAGACCTATAAATGTCTTCAAGGTCTAGTTTGGTTAAAATGTCGTAAGTCAAGTCCTGGTCACTTTCTCGCTTGCTGCGGTATTCGTGATTTCCGCTGGTAGCAAGGATGACCCTCCCAGCCTCGGCCAACGGCCTTAACGCATCGACCATATATTTCTTTTGGGTGCTTGGCGGACATGTCGCATCGTAACAATTGGTTACTGAAGATTTCACGCCATTGTCCACTAAATCTCCATTTAGAACGCAAAACCTATTTGGTTTCTCAAGGATCTCTTTAATAACGGCTTCCCATGCTTTTTCATTACACTCTATTGCGCCGTAATGAACATCAGCCAGCGGATATATTTCCATCTCGCCGGGGTATCTGTGTTCAACCATCTCTTGCCATCTTTTCGTGACAGCTCCCACCCCTCGCATTATAGTCACGCACTGCCCACAAAAAAGAGAGGGCGATGTTTCGCCCTCCCTTGCTCCATGGTAACACATTAACACATTTTCGGGGTTTATTTTCGTACTAATTTACACATTTTCGGGTATTTCTACTCATGAGGCCAAATATACTCCATCATTGTGCCGTCATAGTCTTTTGCCAGCCATTGCTCATATTCATCAATGCAATCGACATAGTTATCTTTTTCCCGCTTTCCACACCGAACAGGGCAGTAACCGCAATCTTCCATCCATATTAACCTTGCCAGCTCTTCCAGGGTAAGCTCTTTTATTTTATCAAAGTTAGTCATTATTCGTCCTCCTTTAGCCATCGTCTACCTTCGGTTAATAGGAATGTTCATTATCAACATGCACACGACAACCAATATTGCGACTAAACGAGTTTTATCCATCGTCTACCCCCTGTTTCGGAGCAAATATGAGTTGCGTAATGGTTAACAGACAAACCAAATCAGATTCTTTTATATCCACTCTCCTATTACAAATTGGCGATACTGTGTTTATTGCCGTTCTCATTGTTTGTGGGAGGTTTATTACAATTAGGTTTTCGTTTGGATAATATGACAAGCCATAATCATCACTTAGTATCATCGTCTATCTCCTGTTTAAGCCAGTTAAGCCAGCACTTTTTGCAATAATCAGTTAATTTGTCGGCTTAAGTGCAATTTTTTGCTATTTTCGCCGAAACGCATCTACCAGTTTGATAAACTCTTGATCCCATTCTCTTGCCGTATCTTGAGAGATATGGATTCTCATGGCTGCACCCTCGACATTATGGGTGCGCCTCCAGTAAACAATGTCTATTAACTGGTAACGCAAGTCTGCGTTTTTATTCTGCCGTTCAAGTACACGCAGAGCCGTCCTCACGGCCTCTAGATCTCGTCTGTCATTAAGCGGCAATTCCCTCAGCGCAAGTATCTCGGTTTTCCGTGATGCTTCAGGTGCGCCGGGCATACCGCTATAGGTCGGCGTAATTTTACCCATCCGCAGTTCCGCTTCAGCTCTGACGAGTTCAGGATACCGTCTAACAGCCGCCCGTGCCTTTGAGCGCCATTTGTAACCGTTTTTCAGTTAAAATGCCCCCTATCATATCGAGTTCGTAATTCCATTGCTAATTCTGCTGTTTGGTCGGCAATTTCCGCTTCAGTTTCAAGCGCTTCGATCATGCCCCATTTTGCACGATAATCGATGTCGCTCATTGTCGGTCTGCGGTGTGGATTTCTAACTGGTTTCGGCGGTTCTACTCCGCCGCCGGAATAGTATTCGCATTCCTTTTGGAGCATATCCATCAGCATGGGTATATTCACATAAAAGCGCTTCCCGGCATAAAACCCAGGCAGTTGACGGGATGCCAGCCGTGCCCGTAACATATACTCCGCCAAGCCGATATAGGCGGCCGCCTCACGAATCGTCATATAGTTTTTCATATTATGTCATACTCGTCCTTTAATGTCTGACGGAGATCTGAAACACTTACATAACCCTTTATCACACTGTCGCATAACTCGTTTATCTCTCGCCACACCCGTTGAATGATTTCTTTGTCTGCGCCCTCTTTGTCCAATAGAACGGTGAGAAAGATGGCGGTCGCATAATCCGTTGCCTCTTTAAATGCTTTCTTTTTGACCCTTTCAAGGTCTGCCATATTTACGGGGCGCTTCCGGGGATTTTGCTTCACATCTTTGAGCCTCCCACAAACATCTTTCTAACCATTTCTTCAGGAATGCCTATCTCTAACGCTAGGTTGAACATGGTTCGCTTAATGGAATGTGGCGATTCATAACAATCAACGCAATCTTTCAACGGGCACTGAAAACATAATTGTCTTCGTGCATCCTCGATCGCATTGTTTTCTTCAATCGTCCTCAACCGTTACACCACACTTATCACACTTGCCCTCAACGATTTTTCCTAATCCACATACCGGGCAAACGCCGTTTTTTAATGCTGTGACGAAATCGCATTCCGTGCTATCGTCATGGCACTGTTTTTCCATGAGGCAGCCAACGCAATACGCTTTATAGATTTCTTCGTTTGTCATCTCTCCTCAACAAACTCCAATCTGCTCATTTCGGTGTCTAACGCCCACTCCTGGATAAGCCTTATTTGGCTAACGCCGCATTTGCTATACCCTTTATCGATTACGATTTCTGTATTTTCGGGGCAATATTCCAGTATTTCAATAAGCTGACCAGCCGTCATGTTAAACCTCCTCAATTTCAATCTTTATGTGGTCTGCCGTGTGGAAATGGTGTTCTATACCCACCACGCATTTTCTGTTATCATCTTTGATGATTCTCTTTTTAAGCCCGTCTATCAGCATCTTCGACCATATGGAATGATTATCTAAATCCAGCTTGTCATCCCAAAAGAAGCGTATCACGACCGGGTTCTCCAGCGGTGACCGATTCCACGGAGCATGAACAAACATCATTTCGTGCCAGTAATCTGCATCGGCTTTGCGTTTATACCATCCGCCACGCTGTGAATAATAGGCGTTGTCGCTATACTCACTCCATTTAGCTCTAGGTGTTGGATACGGGATTTTGATTGTAATAATCACATAGCCTCCAACAATCGTCTGATTTCAGCCGTTGAATCTTTGTCCGGCGCAGTGCGTACATCTTTCTGCCCACTATAGCCGTTCTTTTCCCATGTCCTGACGGCCGCTTTCCAATCTTTCATAGCATTCTTACCGACCTTCCAACCGTTAGAGGTGTAGAAGTTTATAAAGCGGTCAGGATCTACATTGTTGTTCCGCTCGGTACAATACGCCTTTACCTCTTCGTGTGTCGGTGGCTTAAATATACTTAAAGATGTCTTTGTATTTGTCTTTGTTATTGTCTTTGTATTTGTTATTGTGGTTGAACTTGCTTGATTTTGCTTGCGTTTGCTAGAGTTTGCTTGAGTTTGCTTGCCGCCTTTAGCCCCGGCTTCAGCTCTCTTGGCAGAGATTTCGTTAAATCGGTCGATCTTCAGCCTCATTTCGTCTGCCACAAATCTCTCATTGCCGACAAGATAGTCTTCCCAGTTTTCGTCACTGTTCGCATAACTCACCAGTGAATCGACTAGTCTGCCTTTCTCGGCAGCAGTGAGCCTCTTCGTGGCCTCCAGCCAATCGAGGAAGATCGGTATATACACTTTATCTGCCATGAGCCACCTCAAAACGGAAGTTCTAGATTATCTATGTCCTCATCGTCTTCTCTCTTTTTGCTTTCACAAAAATGGAAGCCGTTCACACACATCTCAACCATTGTCCTCTTGTTGCCCTGTTTGTCGGTATAGGAATTCGTCTGCGGATACCCCTCAACAACAAGCTTTGTGCCTTTTGAGCAAAACTGCTTTAGATTCTCCGCAACCTTATCCCAGGCGAGACAGGGGATGAAATCCGTTTTCTTTGACCGGGGTCTTTCAATGGCCAAAGCGAAGTTGACGATCGCCTTGCCGGATTCCGTTCTCTTCAGTTCGGGGTCTTTTGTGAGCCGACCCATAGCGCTCCATGATGAATAACCCATTTACTCCTCCAAATAACTTTTACCAAAATGCTTGTGCCAATCATCTATAGTCCAGTGCATTCGCTCCATGACCTCAAGCTGCGATTCTTTTTTGAGCCACAGATAATCTAAAGGGTGCGAATGTATGTCTCTGTGACAGCTCGGACAAATATTGATGACGGCCGAAAATTTTTCGCTGATCCGCCGAAGGGATTGGCCTTCAAATATGTGGTGTCTCTGAAGGTAATCCCATCGGCCGCATATTTCGCACGGTCTACGCATTTGACCATTCCCTCGACAGCTGGGCATCGAGAATTCTGACTTGCAGCTTATAAGAGTTAATGGCTTCCATTGCGCTTTTATAAACCACCTCCGCACAATCTCGTTTGAACCTCATTGCCGCAATCTGCGGATCTCCTCGGCAAATGTCTCCAATAATGGTAACGGGCGTTCCTTTTTCACGCTCTAGCAGAGTTTTCTTTGCCAGCTCGATTCTATAATCTCTTTCCGCCTCTGCGTAAGCCTGACCCCTTTTGTTCAGCTGCCGGATGGCCTCATCAAGTAATGCGCACTTTTGCCCGATTTCGGTTACTAAATCGTTCAATCAGCCCTCCTACTTTGCCCAGGTGAAGCACCTTTCATTCTTGGTTTCGTTCCAAATAGCTAACCCTCTGATGTTTTCGTTTTCGTCATATACGATTTTCTCAATCGTAAATGAGTCATAACATCTGTATCTGCCGTTGTATTCCTTTATGTTACAGTGTTCCTTGCTGATGAATATTTTCGGTGCAGAGTACAATTCGGCGCCGATACCCCATTTAAAGCCAGCCCGTTTAAAAGCATCAGAGGCTTGTCCTTTTTCCGCCTCCATGTTGCTCTCTGAACCGCAATCCCATTTCCATATCCACCCGTCAGTGGATTTAAGGCCGATTCCGCAGTACATCTTTCCGCCAATCTCTTTAAATTCGTTCTGCCAGCTATAAGCACCGACAACCTCGTCAAGAAGCGCCGCATCGGTTCGGGCGGTCTTATAAAGAAGTAGGTTCAAGCTTGTTCCCGACTTCGATATCTCCGCTATCCGGCACTCTATCTCGTTCTCCTTCAGTAGTCTGAATGATCGCAACTTTACCTTCCTCCAATAATTCTTTAAGAACCAGTTCCTTTATCTCTTCCCATGTCTTTAAAGGACATGAATATCCGATCGTGCGGTCATCGGCGATGTATTCGCCTGTTAGTCGGCACTGTTTCCTGGCGTATGTCTCCTCATCAGAGCAGTACATACAGCACACCTTGTCTTCGGGGAAACATACCCTTGCATACAGCACCGTGTAATAAGAAACGCCGGATTTCATTCAACGCCCTCTTTTTTCGCTGCTTGCTTCAACATACCGGGTTCGCACTCTCTCATATATTCGGCGAACATTTCCATCCAATCATCGTATCGGCACTGTTTGGCGATCTCCGGCATCGAGCCAAAAAACTTGATAATGAAGTCAGCTCCGATATCATTTGAACGCCAATACTCGTCACAAGTCGGGCAGATAATGTCACCATCTACGACATGGTCTTCGTTGTAGATGTCCTCACCGCACCAGGCGCAAGCCCCTATAGGGTCGGGGTCTTCGGGCGGTGACCAACCGTAATATCCATCACCACCGCCTATTCTGTAATAGGTGTTCAGTTTGGTGTGTTCGCCATCACTTGAATACCACTGGATCATGTTAGCGAAAGTCACGCCTCGCTTTCTGCGCCCTCTTCCGGCGGAAGTAGGGGATAACATCTTCAGCTAGAAATGCGATGATGATCATCGGTACGAATAACGGCAGCAGATATATCGCCGCTATCATCAGTGCTTCAGCCATTAGGTTCACCCCTCAAGAAATACCGTTTATGTTTGCCCCCGTCATGGTCTTCCCACAGAGATTCAAAAATATACCCCTGTTTCTTCAGCCTGGAGATCTCTGACCGCAGTTCCGTTGTACCGCAGTGCATTAGTGCTTCCTTGACCGTCAGCCCGTTGTTGATGTTCATGCAAGCTACGATCTTTGCTTGTGTTGATGTCATAGTTTCCTCCTCAAATAAATTAGTCCGTTAGAAGGTCATCGACCTTAATGCCGAAATAGTCGGCAACCTTTTTAAGTGAATCCACCCTGGGGCTGATGTCATCCCACTTGCGGATAAGCCCATTGCTTAATCCTACGGTGCGTTCAACCTCGGAGACGGCTACACCCTTTGCCTTGCAGAGTTCCGCTATTTTCGTTCCTATCAACTTATCTCCTCCAATCTTTTTGTTGACGAGCCATAGAAAATATGCTAATATAGACATACGCCACCTATATCAGATTTTCAGACCCTCTTTCTATGAAGGGTCAGCTCCTTAATGCCCTTCACATTTTCTAAATTACCGCACTATTTTTTAAATGTCAATACATATTTTTTAAAAAAGTAGGTGAAAACATAAATATCGTAGATAAAATAAAGAAATTGTGCCACAAACAAGGAATTTCCGTTTCTAAACTTGAAAAAGACCTGAATTTCGGCAACGGCGCAATATCTAAATGGAATGTGACTTCGCCTCCAATTAAGCGAGTTATAGCTGTAGCTGAATACTTTGGTGTTTCTACGGCCTATCTGACAGGGGAAGAGATAAAAAAACAGCCCACCTCCGGGGGAGATGAGCTGATAGAGATCCTCGATGCTTGCCGTGAACGGTCTGATTTGAGGATGTTGTTTAAATTGAGTAAGGATGCAACACCCGATGATGTGCGTAAAGCCATCACGATCATACAAGCACTAAAGAATGATTGATTACTTTGTTTACCTTATACCGCTTCCGCACGGCGTAGAAGGCTGCGTAAGAACGAATGACGATGATACCTATACGATTTACATTAATTCCAATCTTTCGTTAGAGAGGCGTATAAAGGCTCTAGAACACGAACTGGAGCATTTAAAGGAAAATCATCTGTATTCGGTCGAGCCTGTTTCCTCTATAGAACAGCAAATGCCCTCCTGATGGAGGGCAAAAGCCGGAGGAAAACTATGAAGAAAAAGGAATCTGCTATTATATTATCATCCACTTTACGGATGACCAATACTGAAATATGAAACTGCCGAAAATAATAAAATTACCGTCAGGATCATATCACGCAGTTGTGATGCTGGACGGGGAACGAATATCCATAACAGACGAAACGCCCGAATTAGTGGCTGCCAGGGTGATGTCATTAAAGGCCGGATTGATAGAGGCCAAAAAGCACCCCGATAAGATAATATTGAAAGATGCGTGTCTTAAATATATTGAAAGCGCAAAAGGAAGGTTATCCCCCTCATCTCCACCAAATACAAAAAGCCTTGAATTTCAAGGCTTTTTTCTTTTATATTCAGCATTAAAAACTGCTAAATTTACGCAATTTTGTGTATTGATTTTACAAACGGATTACAAATAACTGTACAATTACAAACGAATTACAAATAAAAAGCCCCCTCTGCCACCGAAATGACAGAGGGGTGAAAGGAGGAGCGCACCACTAGGATGCAAGCTATTTAGCTTTCTCTAGATCGCCGATTCTGTGGTCAGCAACCTTTATCTTTTCATCTACCACTGCTCCATGCTCCTCCAAAGCATAGACCCGTTCAACAACTGAATTGTGAAGGTCAACCTTCTTTTCAAGCTGTTCTAATCTATAAGAGAGCAGTGCAGTAGATTTCTTGTTAGCGAAGTATGCGCCCAGGCCAGTTCCTATCAAGGAAAGTACGGCAACGATGATGGCTGAATCCATCAGACATTCACCTTCTTCGCCATAGCGCACATCGCATCGATCATATCTGATATTTTCTGCTTGGCTTCGTCCGTGAGGTCATAGTTGACACTTTTAGCAGCTGCTGCCAGCTGACCCATGACGAATATTTTTCTATCTGCGCCAACGGCAAAAGTCTGTTCCGCTTCCGCCATGAGTTCCATGACTATCTTGAGAAGCTGTGACCAGTTCTTTTCCTGGACGGCCTCTCTTACTCTGATGACCAGTTCTGACACAACTGGAATACACACTACTAGTCCGGCGAGAATCGCCACACACAACTCGATATACTTATTCATACTGAAGGTATATCCCCTTCCTGATTAGTTTCTTCCTTTTTAACGGTCTTGCCCTCACTGACTTTAATCAGCGCCGACAATCCTAACTCGATGCTCCACAGACCGCACAACGCCGTGACCACAGTTCCGCTTATCTCGTTTGCCCGGTAACAGATGTATAAAACGGCAACGGTCACAAACGATGCCATGAGAAGTGAATACATCGTAACGAACTTCAGAAACCGAATGATTCTCTTTTTCGTCACTTTTTTTCAGCTGCCCTTTTGCACATGATTGCAGCCTCCAGCCGTGAACAAAACATTCGTGGCCTTTTGCCGTCTGTGATGCCCATTTCTTTTGCCTCTTCAAGTTCTTTCTCTGCCCAATCGGGAGGGGGAAGTTTGGAGAGGTATTCATTTAGAGCTTTATAGATCTCTTCGCCCGTCATTTCGTCATCCTCCTCGTCATACAGGGGTCTCCCGAACCCTAGTATCCGATAATAGTTCCTTCTGTACCACTTCTTGACGACACCGCCACCGTTACTAACGACACCCTGATCGGTGGAACTGTTGCCCTCAACGGTGTAAACATAGTCATCATCTACACTGATAACAAGACCCGTGTGCGCTGGGTCTATCCCATTGGCTTTGGAAAAGAAAATCTGATCGCCCGGTTCGGGTGTTTTAAACCATCTGCCCATCGCCTTGTATTGGTCTATCGCATAATCGACAACGGCATCATACTCACTATGGTTTTTAAGACGGGCAGCTTCCTTTATATTCCACTCACACGCCACCAGGAAGCACCAATCAACGAAAGTTGAACACCACGGTTGATATTGTTTGCTTCCACAGTACCAATCCTCACGGTCAATCTCATAGGCATATTTAGTGATGTTATCATAACCAGCACCGTCTAATTTGTACCAAATCACCGCCGGATTGCAAATATACGCCGACTTCGATTTTTCCAAATACCCGACTTCACCGAAGGCGATGTCTATTACTTCTTGTGGGTTCATTTTTTTACCTCACCGAGGGCGATGTCAACAAGTCTGTCTTGTGCTGTCATGAATCAAACAAAGTTGTACCCGCGGGGAGGTCGAGGGTATAAACTTTTATACTGTATGTACCGTCAATAGTCTTCGAGTTCGTGCTGTTATACCGCGATTTGATAATTAACTGACCCGTCGAACTTATAGAATAGCCATAAACGCCATACATGCCAGCATATCCTGAATAAATAGAGCTGCTGCAACGAAGGCTCAGTGCCGCCGGCTTGTTAAAGGGAACCGAAGTATCATTGTTAGCTTTATCGATATTGATGAAAAACGCATCAGTCCCGTAAAAATACCCTTCTCTTTTTCCCGCTTTGTCGCGGATATGAACCCATACAATTTTATCTTTTGTGCAAATACTCGACCCGCATTCGATAGTTGCCGCCGTGGTTTCCGTTGTCGATGTCGTGCTTATTGCTTCGTCTTGTTCAGTCACTAAAGCCCACGGCGAAGCACCGCCGGAAACATTAACAGTAACAGGGGAATAAGCGACACCCTCTTCAGAATATTCGCCGTTTTCGGTAACGGTCAGCGGCTCGACGTCTACACCCGAA